AAACTAAAAAGTTTGCGTATTCATTAGCTTCTTTGCTTGATGGATTCTGCCCACTATTATCATATACTCCATCATTGTGTATTTCTATAAAACTTGTTAATTCTTCTAGTTTTACTACATAATTAACGCTTTTATTTATTAAAGTAAACGACTGCATATATGTATGAGCCCCAAATCCTCTTAAAAGTTGATAAGCATGATAATTACCATGCACTAAACTTTGAGGATTCTTAATAAAAAAATTTTCTAATTTTTTTGCTTTATCTAACCCGATTTGTTCCATATCATAAGCTAAGCCACTGATGAATCTTTTCATTGGGTCTCTTATTATAGTCCATTTAGGAAAATCTGGATTTTTAGATTCGTTTATTCGATGAGGTGAAAAATTCTGTAAAATACTTGAACAACCATTTTTTCTAAGTAATAAATAGTATGAATCTTTAACTTGCCACCATCCATCACCGTGTGTTAGATAATACATTAGTACTCTATCCAGCCAGTTGCAATATATTTATCTCCTCCTATAGGAGGGTTTCCTCTATGGACATGAGTATATCCTGCTGGCCAAATTACTAAAGTACCTGTTTTTGGTGAAACTCTTCTTTCTTGCATTAAGAACTCAGTTTCACCTGCTTCGAAATCATCGTTAAGATACAAAATCCAAGCTGCTACTCTTGACGAAAAACCTTTATCAGAGTGTTCTATGTGCCAAATATGATATCCTTGTCCGGGTTTTGTTCTCTGAAGCTTTACAGTTTTAACAAAAGTTTCTGGAGAAGTTTTTAAAATCCAATTTTTGTTAAGATAATCAGGCCAAGCGTCTTGTTTAAAAGTTTTTATAAAGTCTTCAAATATATTCCCATATTCAACGTCAAAACAAGACTCAATAGGAAAATTTATGCTTTTATCCATCATACGATGTTGAGCTTGTCCATTTTCTTGTCTTGTATAAGTAACATTATTTTTATCATAGTATTCAAAAGATTTGATTGCTAAATTACACCAATCTTCAGAAAATACATTATGATATATTCCTATAAAATCTTTATACTCTGCTTCTTCCATTTTATTAATTACTTGGTTAGTTATTATTCAGTTACTCCAGGCGGAAAAGGATATGTAACTTCGTTTAATGGAGTAGTAGTATATCCGTCCGTTAAGTCTCTTAATTCCTGTCGGTAAGTTGCCCATGCTGCTTTTTCTTCATCAGTTAATGGTGAATCAGACATTTGAGTCCAGTCTGACTCTCCTAAAAGATCATCTCGAACTAATCTTAATTCGTCAATAGTAATATCCCTAGTGGCTTCTGCAAGTTCTTGCTCTGCTTTTTTTGTTGCATGCTGATCGAATACTGCTTGTAGATCTGCTGGAAGAGCAGTTATTTCTAAATTTGGAGTGTTGTCTCTATATTCTATTGTTCCAGTATTTGTCTCTGTATCAAATTGAACAGCCCAGAAATTAGCATCAACATCTGCAGTATAATCCCAGATAACCCAATCTTCATCCTTTCCTACAGCGGTATCTCCCGCATTTAAACATAATTTCATTATTAATCCCCTAATAAATTATTTTGTCTTTGCTGTACACTTTCTTGTATCAGCTTATTAAATTCATTTTGTCCTTTTACAGCTTCATTTCTAAAGCTTTCTAAGGCCTTAGTTTGACCTCTATTTGTTCTAGATTGCTCAATTTGTAGTGTTGGCATCCATGCAATAGCGCAACTCCAGTCATCAGTCTGTTCTCCAGTCTGTGGGTTTTCACCCACAACATGAGTATACCAAGCGCATCTATACATTTTATTATCTTTTATAGTTTCGCACTCACTACCTAAAGGACAAGTATATTCTATTTCTAGTGCCATTAGTCTTTACTACAAATAATTACGTCTACATATGTCGGAGCAAAAGCTGTTGGTCCCGCGCTTGAGGTTGTATTTGCACCTGCTGATCCTGTGTTCGAGCCTCCTGAAGTAGCAATACTACCTGACATACTATGTCCATG